TTACGGTATAAGTTCACCTGGTCCACTAGATAAAAAAGGTCCAAAAGCACCTAGAGGTGTAAAAGACGAAAAAGCAGAAGTATACAAAAGTAGACTTGGTGGCCAAAGCATAGTAATTGATGACGGTGATGACAAAAGATTAAGAAAAGGTCCTGCTAAAGATACTCCGTATCAGTATTTTGATCAAGAAGCAAGTAGTGGCGGTGACAAAGCTATACCACATAATGAAATGGTCCGTTTTAGAACTAGAACCGGTCATCAAATATTATTGCATAACTCAGAAGATTTAATTTATATTTCAAATGGCAGAGGCACAACTTGGATTGAACTTACAAGTAATGGTAAAATAGATATCTATGCACAAGATTCAATTAGTGTGCATAGTGAAAACGATATTAATTTTGTTGCTGATAGAGATATAAATGTTGAAGCAGGTAGACACATGAATTTTACTGCTGCTGATAGTATATTCCAAAAAGTTGGTAAAAATATCGAGCAAAGAATTGGTCAAGATTTACGTGTAAGTGCAGCAAAAGACATTCAGATGTATGCTGTAAAGGACAATTTTATAACAGCAGGTGAAAAAAACCATTTTAATAGCTACTTAGAAACATATATCACTAGTTTAAAAGATATGCATATTTTTACAAAAGAAGAAAGCAATTTAAATATTGTTTGCGGTGCTGATTTTAATTTAAAAGTTGTGAAAAAGACAAAAATAACAAGTGAAGAAAGTCATGTTAATAGTAGTAAAGGTCATTATGAAACAGCTAAACCCATTCATATGAATGGACCTACTGCTGAAACAGCAACTAAAGCTGAACAAGCAGAAATTGTAACCGAAGCAGCATTAGCAGCTAAATTTCCAAAACGTGTTCCGCAACACGAACCGTGGCCAGAACACGAAAACTGGGATCCTAATTTAGTATTACCAGAAAAAACAGAAGCAACTCCAGATACTAATGATGTGCATATTCCAGAAGGCGAAAGAGTTGCAACAGATAGGGCATTAATTAGTGGATTGAAAGATAGTGGCAAAGGCGAAGAACTACCTGAAATTCCATTAAGACCAGAGTAAAAGGGGCAAACTATGGCAACGAATATATTTGACAGAATAGGAAACACTATTAGAGATGCATTTGGATCTCCTGTTAGTTCTGCGCCTAGGATAACCGACCGAAACGGAACAACAATTGCTGCTGCTACTCCTCAGCAAAGATATTCAACAGCAGGACGTACAGGAACATTTAGTAATGCAATGAATAATATTGCAAGAAATGTTAACATAAATGTAAACGGCAGGAATTTAGATCTGAATAGTCCGCAAAGTGTAAGAGATGCAGCAGGCAGTATCGTTGCAAGCAGAATTGGTAATCCTGCATTACGAGGTATAACAGAAAGTGTTATCAATGGTAGATTTGATGCAAATAACTTTGCTATAGGAGGTGCAGGAGGCGGATTAACTATCACTAACGGTGAACTTGCAGGAATAAACGTAGGACCTGTAGGATTACAATTCCAAGATGGAAAAATAAATGCAGGACAATTTAGTGCAGGACCTCTTAGTTTAGGATTTGGACCAGATGGAATAGCTGGTGCATTTAGTAACGGTCCTATTAGTGTAGGTTTTGGGCCAAATGGTATTGCAGGACAATTTACAAGTGGTCCATTAAATGTTGGCTTTGGACCAGGTGGTCTTTCAGGCAGTTTTAATTCAGGACCAATTAGTGCAAGTTTTGGACCCGACGGTTTTGGATTTAATTTCAGTAGTGGACCATTAAGTTTCAGTTTTGGTAGCGGTGGCTTCCAAATGAATTTAGGTTTAGGAGGTAGCTACTTTGAATTTGGTGGTAAAGGACCAAATAACGAAGGCTCCGGTACTGGTGCTGATAAACCGTATGGCATTGATAGTAGCAATCCTACACAGGTAAAAAATGCTGGTTATCAAAATGTACAAATAACAATAGATACGTTCATTAAAGGCGGCGCCAGTTCACAAGGTTTGGGATTTTTAGTATCAAGCATGTTAAGTCCTAATAGTAACGTATCTGGCGTAGGTGCATTAGCAGGAAGCACAGGAGATGTATTAGGAGAAATAAATCCTATTTTAGGAAATGAATTAGAAAATTTTGAAAAAACATCTACTGAAAGTGCTCAGTTCTTATCCGATAATTCTGATGCAATAATTAATATTTCTGGAATAGTTCCGTATCTGCAAGCATATGGTGCTGCTCAAGGTAAGTTTGGAGGTGAATTAGGAGATACAATTTTATCTTTACCTGCAAACCAAAAAGAAGTATTGTTAGGTGCATTGCAAAATACATTACAAGGACAACCGTCAGGACTAACAACATCTCAAGTTAACGAATTAGCAGCTTCTTTATCGTGGGATAGTAATCCTGCTAATGATTTAAGAGATTTAAGCACAGCAGCAAACAATTTAGGAAGACAACTTTCAAATAACAACTTAGATGGAAGTACATTTTTAGAAGTAGGGCAAGTGGCTACATCTTTAGCAAACATATTTGGAGCAAATGGTAGTGTAGTCGATGGAATATATCAATTGAATATAGGAGGCGCTGTTATACCTCCAGAAGATCCTAGATTACGTCAAAATTCAACTAGCGTAATTTACGATAAAAACGGACAACCAATTTAAAGGTTAAATACATTATGGCACAAAAGAATGTTGTTTTACAAAATAATAAAATAAATCAACCTGTAAAAACAAAAAGTTACAGAGGTATTTCTACGGTTGCTGATCCAAAGAAAATAAATCTTTATGATTTAGATTTAATAAAACAAGATATAATTAATCATTTTCATATACGTCAAGGTGAAAAACTTGAGAATCCTACATTTGGCACAATCATTTGGGATGCACTTTTTGAACCATTAACCGTACCTATGAAAAATGCTATAAAAAAGAACGTAACTGATATTGTTAATTACGATCCTAGAGTTAGAGCTAATGAAGTCAAAATTGATCAATACGAAAATGGCTTACAAATTGAAGTAAATTTAACGTACAAAGATTATAGTATCAGTGAAACTTTACAACTAAGATTTGACCAACAAGCAGGCTTAATTTAACTGCGCACTTTATCCTTACTGATAAATACTATAATAAAGGAATCTCTCTATGGCTGTAACCGATAGACAAAATAGATTATTAAAAAACGAAGACTGGAAACGTATATATCAGTCATTCCGTAACGCTGATTTTCAAAGCTATGATTTTGATAATTTGCGTAGAACAATGATTAATTATTTGCGTGAAAATTATCCAGAAGATTTTAACGATTATATTGAATCAAGTGAATATATTGCTTTAATTGACTTGATTGCCTTATTAGGGCAAAACGTTTCATATCGTATAGATTTAAATGCTAGAGAGAATTTTATTGAATTAGCAGAACGCAGAGAAAGTGTTCTACGTACAGCAAGATTACTAAGTTACAATCCAAAGCGTGTGATTCCTGCAAATGGTTTGTTAAAAATTACAAGTATTTCTACAACCGAAGAAATTATAGATAGTAATAATATTAACTTGTCAAAACAAAGTGTTTTATGGAATGATAGTACCAATCCAAATTGGAATGAACAATTTAAGAAAGTTTTAAATGCTGCACTTCCTGTTGCAAACATTATTGGCAAACCAATTAGAAGTGAAGCACTACAAGGTATTACAACCGAGCAATACAGGTTTAATGCTTCAAATACAAATATTCCTGTTTACCAGTTTTCAAAAAATGTTGATGGTAGATCAGAAACTTTTGAAATTACTAGTACATCTTTTAATCAAAACGGAATATATGAAGAATCACCTAACCCTGGAAACAAATTAAGTTTCCTTTATAGAGATAACGGTCAAGGACCAGGCAGTAATAGTACTGGTTACTTTATGCATTTTAGACAAGGTTCGTTACAAAACAATGAATTTACATTAAACACTTCTGTACCTCATTCTAAAGTAGATATTAATGTTCCTAATATTAATAACAGCGATGTTTGGCTTTATAAATTAGACGCAGACGGAAATGAAACAGAAGAATGGATTAAAGTTGATGCAGTTGAAGGTAATAATATTGTCTACAATAGTTTAGAAAAAAACATAAGAAATATTTTCTCTGTGTTAACTAGAGACGAAGATACTATAAGTTTGATGTTTAGTGACGGTGTATTTGGTAATTTACCAAAAGGTAACTTTAGAGTATACTTTAGACAATCTGCAAATAGACAATATAAAGTTGTACCAAAAGATTTGCGTGGTATTACAATATCTATTCCTTACGTAAGTAAGTCAAACAAAACCGAAACACTTAGTGTCACACTAGGACTACAATCTGTTGTTGATAATGCATCAGTTAGTGAAACCTCTGACAGCATAAAAACAAACGCACCGAGTAATTATTATACCCAAAACAGATTAATCACTGGGGAAGATTATAACGTCGGTCCTTTGAGTGTAAGTCAAGAAATTGTAAAAACAAAAAGTGTTAATAGAACAAGCAGTGGTGTAAGTCGTTATTTTGATTTAAGAGATACCACCGGAAAGTATAGCAATACAAATTTATATGCTAATGACGGTGTTCTTTATAGAGAATTTACTAATAAAAAAATGTTATTTGAATTTGATAGTCAAACAGACATAGAATTTTTTGCTAGAAACTCAATTACTGAAATTATAAATTCTAGTAAAGTGCGTAATTTTTATTATACTAAATTTCCTAGAAATACAAGTGTTAGTAACTTAAACATTCGTTGGAACAAAGAAACATTTGAAACAAATAAATGCACAGGTCTTTTCAAAGATGAAGATGGTCTTAATGTAGTATTAGGATCTTACACTAGTGGACTGATGGCACTAATAAAAACAGGAGCATTTTTAAAATTCAATGCACCTAGCGGTTATTACTATGATGCAAAAAACAGCTATAAATTAGTACAAGGAGATCCAACAGGTGTTCCTAATGCATTGACTTACAAGTGGACAAAAGTTGTAAGTGTTATAGAAAATGGTACACTAGTTGACGATACAACAGGGTTAGGACCTGTTACATTAAATGATAACATAGAAACAGATAGTACATTAGTTGAAATAATACCAGTACTAAAAACAGCCTTGTCTAATGATACAATTAATCAATTTATTGATCAAATGTTTACGCAAAAAAGATTTGGTTTAAGATACGATTACAACAAAAATATGTGGCGTATAATTCTTGATCAAGATTTAAATGCAACTGCTGATTTTTCTATATCTTCAGAGGGAGATCTTTCTGGTAGAAACTTAGATGCAAGTTGGCTTATGTTGTTTGAAACAAACGGCGAAACCTATACGGTAACCACTAGAGGATTACAATATATTTTTAGTAGTGCAGACGAGCTTAGATTTTATTTTGACAAAGAAGATAAAATTTATGATAGCAAATCTCAACAAATTGTCAAGGATAAAATACAAGTTTTAGGAATCAACACTTTACCAGGACAAATAGGTAATTTTAATGTAGATTTTGACTGGCAAATTATTAATAGTTATATTAATATAGACGGATATATTGACAGCACAAAAGTAGAATTAGATTTCTTTGATTCAGACGATGACGGCATTGTAGATAATCCTGATATTTTTGAAGAAATAGTTGACACAAGTTTAGCTACATATGTTTTTGAAAAACGTTTTAATCTAGGCGATAGTGAAGCATTTTATTATGTAGACAAAACAGCTGAAAATATAAATGATAATTTTTCTAGAGAAGAATTTATCGGCGCAATAAGTCAATATGACGAAGGACAAGTTTTCTATTTTAGTTACTGGAATTTCTTTAAAAAAATTGTCAATGGTGTTTTAGTATTAATTAACGATTACAGAGCATTTGAAGGTAGAAATGATATCAAGTTTAGATATTATCATGCAGCAAATGAAAATCGTAGATTAGACCCTAGTGTAAGCAACATAATTGATACATATCTTTTAACTAGGACTTATGACACAGATTATAGAAGTTGGCTAGTAGGCAATACTACTACAAAACCGCTGGCACCGAGCAGTGATGAATTATTTGTATTGTACGGTCAAGAATTAAATTTAATTAAAAGTATAAGCGACGAAGTAATTTACCATCCTGTAAAATACAAAGCATTGTTTGGAAGCAAAGCACCAGAAAATCTGCAAGCTAAAATAAAAGTTGTAAAAAATGAAAGCGAAGTTCTAAACGATAATAATATCAAAAGCAATGTTATCAGTGCAATTAACAAGTTCTTTAGTTTAGAAAATTGGGATTTTGGTGAGACATTTTACTTTAGTGAATTAGCCGCTTACATTATGAAAGAAATGGCACCTGATTTAAGCAGCGTGATATTAGTTCCTGTACAAGCAGATCAGTACTTCGGAAGTTTGTATGAAATTAAAGCTGAAAGCGATGAAATTTTTGCAAGTGCTGCAACCGTAAATGATATTGAAATTATAGACGCAATCACTGAAACAAAACTAAGAGCAGAGGGAAAAGTTGTAACAGCTGATACAACAGGTAACGCAAACATAACAAGTAATACATCGAGTTATTAAGGAATAAACTGAATGGCATTTGAAGATCAAAACGATTATCCAGTAGGAAGCTCAAACAGAAAACATTCTAAATTTTTGCCAAGATTTTTTAGAACTGGTACAAACGAAAAATTTGTAAATTCTACTATAGATCAATTATTTTCTCCTGGAGCAGTAGAAAAATTAAGTTCTTTTGTAGGTAGGAAAAATGCCAAAGCAAATATTAATGATTCTACATATCTTACAGATGTAAGTTTTCGTAGAGAAACATATCAGTTAGAGCCTAGTCTAGTAATCAAAGATGATCTTGACAATGTTACGTTTCACAAAGATTATATAGACTACTTAGGTCAGTTAGAATCCTTTAATAGCAATATTGAAAATCAAAGTGTGTTAAACGCTCAAGATATGTATTCTTGGAATGCACATATTGACTTTGATAAATTTAGTAACTTTAGAGAATACTATTGGATGCCAAATGGTCCTAGTGCAGTATCTGTGTATGGACAAACTACAGATATTGTAAGTACCTACAAAGTAACACTTGAATACGATAGCGACAACGAATCTTTTGTATTTTCGCCGGATGGTTTAACAAAAAATCCTACTATAGAGTTATACAAAGGTCAAACATACAAATTTGAAATTGACACCCCGGGACATCCATTTGCATTTGCATTTAGTAGAGATTTTCAACCTGGTCAAACTTTTGAAGATAGTGTAACTAATGAAAGCACACTAATAGAAACTGGCATAGAAATTGAGAACGAAGGTGATGACTTTGGAGGGTATATAGAAAAAGGCACAATTACTTTTAGAGTACCTGAAAATTTACAAGATAGCATCTATTATATCTCAGCTAACAATATAAACACTAGTGGTTTAATTAACGTTTTTAATATAGAAGACGGAACAACTATAAATGTTGAAAAAGAAATATTAGGTAAAAAAACTTATACAACAAGTAAAGGTTTTGATTTATCAAATGGTATGAAAGTTTATTTTACAGGAAATGTTATTCCTGAAAAGTATGCTACAGGTGAATTTTATATAGAAGGTGTAGGAAATGCTATTACACTTATATCTGCGCAAGATTTAAATACAGCAGGAATTGTATCAGACGATGTGCAACTTCCTTTTGATAATTATGGATTTGACGAATTACCTTATAGTTTAGCAATAGGCTATCCTAGTCAAAAAGATTATATTACAATTAATAGAGCTAGTCCAGACTTAAATGCCTGGAGTAGATATAATAGATGGATACATTCTGATGTAATTAAAAAGAGTGCAGAAATTAACAATGAAGAATATGCACTAGATGCAGATAGTAGAGCTAAAAGACCTATCATAGAATTTAATCCAGGAATAAAACTCTTTAACAATGGTTTAGTATCTAAGTCGCCAATCGATTTGATAGATACCGTTACTCAAGATGTGTTTAGCACTATTGAAGGTAGTGTTGGATATAACATTGATCAAGTTACTTTAGTTGATGGTATGAGAGTGTTGTTTACAGCAGACAACGATCCTTTAGTAAAAGATAAAATATTTGTTGTATCATTTATCGATCATAAAAATACAACTCAAATTGCATTAGTAGAAGCTGACGATTCTATGCCATCTGTTGACGATGTAGTTTTAATTACTGATGGTGTAAAAAATAAAGGTATACAATATTATTATAATGGAAGCACGTGGAAGAAAAGTCAAATAAAAACCAGTGTTAATCAAGCACCTTTATTTGACATAT